AATAGCTGAAGCTGTATTAAAAGTTCCTCCTACTCCTTTAAGAGTTATTCCTACTCCTGTTTTAACTACAGGTTTAATTCCCCATTTAGTTGTTAGTTGAGCAGCTTTTCCAACTAAAGGAAAGCCACCCCCAATCATTGCTCCTTCTCTTGCAAATCTAACTTTATTAATTAAAGTTGCTTTAGCTAATTCTTTTCCAGTTAAACCTTTAGTGTCGATAGGTTTATTAATTCTTCCGGTACCTGGTTTACCTACTAAAGCACCCCAACCTATACCTCTCTCCATGTCAGGACGAGATCCACTACCATAAAATGCATCAGCAAAACCTAAGATGAATGCACCTTCTCCCATTCTTGTTGCAATTTTAGATCCTTTATGGGTCTTATTATATTCTTGAAGTCTTTTTAATTTACTCCATTGCATTGCCCCATTTCTAATTTTAGTAGCAACAGAAATAGGAACGGCATATTCCCCAATAAGTTTTGAAATATCTCCCATGAATGTTTCCGGTTCATCGGCTGCAAAAGATAAATTTTTATCCATAGCATCATTAAATTTATCTTGAAACTCTGTACTAAACGCATAATCAATAGGAGTTAAAACCCATTCACTAGCTGACTGAATAAAGTTTCCAGTTCCTTTCATTAACTGAGTAGCAATGTCAGTATAACCTTCTACGTATTTTTTTCTTCTTTGAAATTTTTTATTTGCTTGTTGCTTAGTAAGTTTGTCAAGAGTAGATACTTGTGTTCCGGGAATCCATCCTAACATAGACATTGCATCGAATGCACCCTCACGCGTATACTTAACAGGTTTCTTTTTAGGAGCTGATACTTTTTCTGAAACTTCTATAAGTAACTTTTCAAAATCACTATAGTTTTCTATATCTGCTTTCTTTTTCTTTTTAGGTCTAGTATAGAAAGGATATTCTTGAGATCTTAAATCTTTTTTTATTTCTTTTTTACCGTAGCCTCTAGTGTCTCCTGCTACTTCACCCTTCCATCCTTTATCTAAAATGTTTAATTTGATATCACTCCAAAGAGTTCTTTTGTCTTCGGCCATTTTACGCCTCCGATGGTAGGACTAGGTTGACTCCGTATTTAGCGTTAAAATTATCAACGTCTTGTTGTGTTTGAATCTGGGCAAAATCTCCTAAAGCAGAAGTACTACTCACTAACAATCTTACAATGTCATCTGTAATTTCTACCGGTAATCTTGATCTTAATTCTTCATATGAAAGTTGATCAGGCATCACTCCTTCTTCAACTGTTTCTTGCATAGCCATCTCACCTTTAGGTGTCATGACATCTACGTCCATCTGTTCTACTAAACTTCCTTGTTGGTAACCAGCTCTGCCACCCTCAGCTTTATATGCTCCCGTAACCATACCTATTCTTCTATCTTGAGCTTCTTTTAAATACATATCAGTTGCTTTTCTTCTTAATTCAGCTAAATTTTCAGGTCTACTAAACCATTCTGCTATGGTAATTTGTTCACCATCTTCGACCACAGGCTCACCATTTGCATCAAGATAAGGGCCTCCTCCTATACCATCTTCATTTAAAAGGGCTTTTTTAAATTCATTATATGCATCTTCTGCATAACCTTCCACTTTCCATAAAGCTGCAATTTCAGGATTATCTTTTATGTAAGGTTGCATTTTATTCCATATTCTTATTCTTTTTCTATCATATTCTTCTTGAGTTATTGTCCCTGCAGCAAGATCATCGCTTAATTTAAATAATTCATCAGTGTAATCTCCTATAGCACCTGATTTTTGTTGAGCACTAAACATACCTGTGTCAGAATCACTAAGAGCAGTAGCTCTTGCATCTATAAATGATTTAATTAAATCTCTTTCCTCTTCTCTCTTACCTGCTTTGTCATAAGCTGTTTGTTGTTGAAATCTTTCAAAAGGTTTTTTAGCTGACTCTGCTGCTGTTGTAATTATATTTCCTGAAGGAGATCTAGATGCTAAATCTAAACCAAAGTTAATTAAAAAATCAGAACGCGCTTGACTTTCAGGAAAGTCTCCTACATGCTTTATATATTCCTCTCTAAATTTAGGATAACCTTTCATTAATTCAAAAGGATCTAAGTCTGGATTTCCTTTATACCCACCAGGTTCTACAACTCTTCCTCTTTTATATCCCGGTCTTAATCCAAATGTAATACCACTATTGGAGCTTCCTCCAGTTCTAAACATAGGTCTGTGAAATATTCTACTCATTTATCCTGATCTTGGTTTAAATTTATCGTATACTCCGACTCCTGTTGATAAGATACCTAACGCACTCTGCAACGGTGTCGGATCAGGTCTTATTGTTGTTTGATATTGGCCACCCATTCCTCCTAGAATATTTCCAAGTCCTGCTCCCATATATCCTAGTCTTTCATAAGGTTCATACGCTGCCATTCTATTCGCTTCTCTTTGTGCATCTAGGGTAGCTTGAGTTTGAGCCTGTTGGATCGCGCCCGCTGATCCTAATCTAGAAATATCTTGACCATATAATCCTGGTACAAAGCCTGCCATTTGTAATTGGTCTGCTCCTAACTGTCTTGCTTGACCAAATGCTGTTCCTCTTGCTTGTTGTGCTTGACCAAATCCTTGTTGTAATAATTGAGCGTTTAACAGTGCTTTATTTAAATCTGATTGTGTTTGATATTCGGATCTCATTACACCTTCACGTCCTCCACCTAAGTTTCCAGATTGAGCTGCAAGAGTTCCAATTCCTGCTAAACCTTTTTGTGATTGAAGATCATATTGTCTTAATGTTTCATCTATAACTTGTTGTTGATAAGGAGACATGTAAGAAGCAATTGATCCTACTCCTGTTCCTGCTCCCGTTCCTGTTAATCCTGCAGCTTGAGTTTGATATGCTCCAGCTTGTGTTATGTATGGGGCATAAGCTCCAATACCTTGGCCTTGTGTTGTAGCCATTGTATAAGCATCTTGTTGGGCTTTATCTTGTGCTGCAACCGTTGGCGCATAGGTTGCTGTTGGCATTGCCTTTGCAGTTAATGCTGTTAAATCTTTTCCGTACTGTTCACCTAGGGCCTCAATATAGGGGGCTTGTCTAGTTATCGATGTTTCTGTTGCCATTATACTACCGCGCTTAACCTTTCCGAAACTTCAAACATATCTGAAGCTCCTTGTCTTCTTTTACCTTTTACTTCTAATGTTTCCATAAGATCTTCCATACGCTCTGCGCCTTGATCTATATCTCCATCACCCATACCACGAACTGCATCCGCTGTCATCACAAATTCGTTAAGGCTTAGTCTTGCGGGAACGTCATCAGCTTTTTCTTCTTTACCGATAGGAACAAACCCACCAGTTTCTCTGTAATCTTTTTCTACACCACCAAGGTCCATGATCCCTCCTTCTTGTGGCCTTTGACTGTAGCCTTTGTTATCTAATATTTCATATAATTCAAAAATTTCGTCTTCTGTTAAATCTTTAAAAGGTTTACCAAATAAAGTTTCAGAGTACTCTTCTTTTAAACTATCATATGGAGCACCTGCCATCATCATTGGCATTCCACCTTCAGCCATGTACATTTGACCTACGTCTCCTTGACGATATAGGTCTGCTTGTTTCATTACTTCTGTAATACCACCTAGTCTATCTTGCATCGCAGTTTTTCTAGCATCTTCCATTGTATATTCTGATGGAATAGATTGACCACCTGCATAGTATCCTGCTCTTCCACCACTAGCCATACCTGCTATAGCTTGAGCTTTAAATTCGTCAAAAGACATAGGTTGTAATCCCATCTCTTCCATTTCAAATACATACTTTTTATATTCCTCTATTAACATTGGGTCTTCTGATCCACCACCAGCATACCCAATTCTTCCGCCTTGAGCTCCCGTAAATGTATAATTGGATGGTAAGTAACTCCATTGATTTGGATTTAAACTTCCAGCCATAACACCTCTTTTAATATTCATAATTTCATTCATGTATGCATTCTTAGCTGCATCATAATCGAAAGGTTTGTCTTGGTCTTCTTCTTTTCCACCCATTAAGAATGGTGATAATGATAGTCCAGCAATTCCTAATGCCCAAGGATTCCATTCTTTACCGGCACCATCTTTAGTTAATAATCCTTGAATTCCTTTTCTTTGCATTAAATTTTTAAGTGCAAAATTTTCTCCAAATTTAGTTCCAAACATTTTAGATCCACCTAAAGCTTGACCACCACCTAACCAATATCCACCTAGTCCTATTAAAGCAGCTTTACCTAGTGGACTCTTAATAACTTTCTTCGCAGCTCTTCCTATCTTCTTAACTAATTTACCTAAGAAATATCTTTGTCTGATTGGTCCACCTTCTGCCATGTACATAGTTCGTGGGTCGACTCCAAATTGTTGTCCCCATGCTATGTTAGCAGCTGTTGGATTAGCTCCAACATAATAAGGAGAAATTCCTTGTGCTATTCCAGTATTTAATGATTGTTGAAATGGTGACTGAGTTTCTACAACTTCTTCAGCAACAGTAGTTCCACCTTGACCTTGTGCGGCTTCCCATGCTGCGTAACTAGGATAACCCATGTATCCTGCGCCTCCGCCTTGACCATCGCCTTGTCGTGTTATTGTTCTTCCGTAAGCATCTATTTCACCCCTAACTCTAGATGTCATATAATCTTTAAATCTTTCCTCTTGTTCTTCCTCTGACAGACCATAAAAGTCTTCTTCAGTAACCCCACCATAATGTCCTGCTTTTAAAACTTTATCTAAAAAGAAATTTCTGTTACCAAGTGGTCCCACCATTCTATTAATAGTTCCAATATAAGGAACATAATTTAGTGCCTTATGCATAGGATTGTTAAGATTTTTATGTCTAAATTTTTCTACAAGTTCTTCTCGTTTTTCTTTTTCTTGTTTTCTAACTTCTTCTTTTAATCGTTGTTGTTGATTAAATCTATCTGCTTGAGCTTGACCTTCTTTTTCTCTTCGATCCATTTCTTTGTTAGCTCTGCTTGCAGTATTAGTTCCATGCATTTTATCAAATGATTTTGAAAAAGAAGTTGTTGAAGCATCAGCTCCACCACCTTGAAAAGGAATTCTAGTTATACCACCCTCAGCTTTTTTAATTTTACTTCCATAGGTATCGGTCCAGTCTCTTGCGATCTCTGGCTCGTTAGCCCATAAATATCTTCTTTGTTTCTCTGATTTAAATGGCATTAAATAGTCTCCCTTAAACTTTCAATTCCTACTACTTCCTCATCCATGTTCCGTGGTCCAAGACTCCCGATGCCTCCTTGTTCTTGCATCTCATCTTGTTGTGCTTGTTGTAGTATTTGTTTCCAAACACCACTTCTAAAGAATTCATCGAAGTTAGAAAATTGACCTTTTTCTTCAGGACCCATAGCATCCCATACTTGTTTAGCTATCATCATTTCTTCCTGTGATTGCATTGGGGGTCTTGGTCCTTCTTTACCTTTGTATCTAATTGAAGGTGCGCCTGTTTCTAATTCTTCTGATATTTGTATGTCTGTTATTGCCATAATATTGTCTTATTTCCTTGGGTTTATTATATTACTTTGTTTTTGCAAACAAATCAAGGTCTGGCATGATAAGCTTTACATCCCTTCGAATGTCTTTTTCATCAATACCTTTTGCCTTCCATTCCTCCTCTGTTTTATATACTTCCCCTGTTTGAAGATTAGAAATAGTGGTTATTATTTCCTTGGGTTCTATCACTCTCATTAAGTTGTTACCTCTTTTTTAATGTTCAAATAGCTGATAGCAAAATCAAAGGAATCTGTACTACCTGCTTTAATTGTAAGGGTTGTTCCACCCTCTACTATTAACGGTTGGGTTAATAATTCTTTAGTTACATTAGCGGTTAAAGCCGCTGATTTAATAGCTGTAATAGAGTTATTAGTAACAATAGGACTAGGTGTACCAGCAGAAGTTACTAAAATAGATTTAATAACATATGTTTCAGTAGCTAAAGGATTACCACTACCAAAAGGATTTAACTCTGAATTACTGGTATCATCATCCGTTCCTACAAATTTATATTGATTAACAACTGCTGCCATTATTCTAAAAAGAAACTTCTAGCTTCTATCTCCTGTTTTAATTCTTCTTGAAACGTTGTATTTAATTTCTCTAACACGGCGTCTAAATCCCTCACTAAAGATTGTGCTACATCTTGTCTATAATTTTCACTAGCTCTGGTTAATGTTTGTACTATTTTTGCCATTATCTTCTTCCTCCTGCGTGTACATCTAATCTAAAAGTTCCTAATTTCCAGTTAGAATCTACAGCTGTATTTGCTATCTTAACGGCAACAGCTCTACCTCGAGCTCTACAAGATTGATACGTAGTAGAAGATGTAATGGTAAAGGGTCCTAATGTTGAACTAGCTGCTGAGTCATTTGGAAAATTTCTAAGATTTAATGTAACAGTAGTATTTCCAGCTTGAGTTAAAAAATCTGGTAAAAATCTACTAACTCTCATCATAAATTCTCCATCTCCTCTAAAAGTAATTCCCTGTCTTTGATCTTGTGTAATGTCAAAATCTCCAGATAAAATATTAGCAGGAATTGCACTGGTTGTTCCAATCTTAATTTGATTAACTCCCGTTTCATGTTCATAATAATAAGTAACTCCTTCAGTATTACCTTTCACATCAAAGGATGAATCTGTGTCTGCATCATAATATGTTGCATGAGGCAAACCAAATATGGCTGAATCAATCCAAGCAGTACGTGGAAACAGAGAATTAGCATTTGTATACCAAATAGGTCGATTGATTGTTGAATCTAAATAACTATATATTACACATCTATTGTTAACATTAGAATCAGCGGTTGGGTAAAACCATAATATTTCACCAAACAAGTTATTTAATCCACAATAAATCATTTGGTTAGAAGTTTTATTAAGATCATCATAAACATAGTCTTCCACCAAACAGTCCATTGATTCTAGTTTACCAGTAAATCTAAAGAAACCATTTTCAGACATCCAGTATGCTGCACCATCAACTTCAACAGCTGCATTTTTTCCAATTAATCCACAGTTGGTACCTACTTGCTCATAAGCGAAGGTAAAAGGTTGACCCACAAAACGCATGGTAAATAATGAGGTATCTGTCCAAATGTAAATTGTGTTTCTACCAAGTTTAGCTCCCATGATCCGTGATCCAGCGGCCAGTCTTTGCGTGCCTGCTGTATTGGTTGCCGTAGGTGCCCAAGTGGTTATATCTTCTTGAGAAGAGAATCTTATAAACATATCATCTTGTGTTGATGTAGTTCCTATAGTGGTTTCTGTTCCAAATAAAACTAAGTGACGATCGGGTGTTGATACAATCATATCTCTCGATGCAGTGGGTGCACCAGATATAATAGTTGCTCTAGTTGCAGTAGCATTTGATGCATCTGCGTCCCATTCAAATACAGATCCATTAACTATTAATGCAACTAACGTACTTCCTAAATTATCTAAAGACCATAAACCAGGTTCTGCAACTTTGTCCGTAGACGCTGCGGCTTGACCCCATGCTGCATAGTCACTGGTATTAGTAACTGTTGCACCATCAGAATGAGCAGCTCTAGTTGTTCCCCTAACTGCTCTTGTAATTCCAGTTAAAGTTGTGCTTCCCGAAACTCCTGTATAAGAAATTTCTTCGGTTCCAACTAAAATATAATTTGTTCCTGTAGTTGGGAATCCTGTAACAGAATCTAAAACAATACTAGTTCCTGATCCACCAGTTCCATAAACGTTATCTCCTAAAGCTCCATCTAAAGTATTAGTTTGAGGGTTTGTTACTGTACCTCCAAATTGAGATATACCCCATCCGTAAACTCCAACTTGTTCGGCCGGACCTACGTGGTAATATCTATAATAAGTAATTCCTCCTGATTCGCTTGCACCTGATCCTGATTCAGTAGATTCTGCTTCAATTGTAAGTGTAGTTGTAGTAGGCACGGAAGTGACCATAAATTTTTTATCACAAAAATCCGATGCGCCAAAATCCGAATTAGTAATAGAACTAAATGTAGAAGAATCTCCAAATAAAATAATGTCTCCAGTTACAAAATTATGTGCAGATGAAAAAGTTAAAGTAACGGTTGCATCACCATTAGTCGTAGTGAATGCATTTGTAATAGCAGTTCCTGATGGATTAACTAAAGGATGAATATCATAATAAACTCCTCCAGAATATGCATATAAAATTCTATTGGTTCCTAAGATAGCATATTTGATACCCTCTTTATTAACCATATGATGAATGGCTCTAGTAGGGCCAGTAAGTTTTTTATCCCCTAATGAAGACCATCCACCTATTTTTTCGGGTGTACCATACCTAAAACGTACATTTTCACCCTCTATCCATTGAGCTTCCGCTCCCGTAGGGGTAAGTTGTTTATTGAATCCTGGTAAAAAACCTATCTTTTGAAGCATATCATTCCTAGTTTAAAAGTACTTTACTGGATTATTAGCTTAAATTCAAGATTATATCTCTTGGAAAGTAGCTACCAAAACCAACCGAGCTCCTTCTTTGGGAAAGACATGATAATGGGGAATTTTCTTAAATAAAACGCCTTTGCCTTTTTCGGGATAAGATTTTTCTAAAACTTTATTATCTTTATCAACCAGAATAGTTGGGGTGTCTTTATCTAAGGTATCGCTTAAATAAATAATTACTTGGAAATGATCGTGTTGATGATCGACATGGACGGTAGATTGTTTTATTCCTATATTAAATGTGTAATTATAAGCTATTCTAAATAACTTTACTTTTTTAAAACCCGCTTTTTTAAAAAAATTATCTAAAATCGATAGAGTTTGATTTTTATATTTGGAGTTCCAATATTCATTAGGTGATCTATACTCTTCTCTTTGAAGAACAGTATGACAAAATATTTTAAAAGAAGGATTAGAGGGGTCGCTTTGGTGACGTACATCTTGATCAGATAAATAATAGGGAAAAGAATTTCCAAGCAATGTATTGGTTATAAATTCATTGTTTTCTTTAGTTAAAAAATCTTTATAAGATCGGATAAGGCTCATAATTCATCATTGAAATTTAGGACCACCCACCCAAGCACTTAGTGTTTTACGCACACCTTTAGTAACAGGCTTAACTTTATGTAATATAAATGAAGGAAATATTATCATATTACCGGGTTTTTTAAGTTCAGGTATAGAACATTCATTTCCAGTATTGAGGTATAAAGTACCTCCTTCATAAGGTTCCGTAGATAAATTTAATATGGCTGTTAACTTTATATCGGAAGCTGGATTAAAAAAAATCATATCAAGATGATAATCATAACGCGCTTTATTCTGAGCAGAGTAAATATTATAATTCATTAAATGTTTTTCATAATAAATATTATAACCAAAATTATTTTTATTGGCTTCTATTATATTTTCACACATTCTATCTAATAAAGATATTTTACTAGAATCAATAACCTTTACGTCAGCAGTTTTAACTACATCTTCGGCAGGAACGTCTAAAGCTTTAGGAACAATACTTTGATCTATTTGTTTATTTATATCTTCTATTTCTTGAGAGGAGTATAAATTTTCAAATTTCCAATAGAGGTATCTTTCTCTACTCATTTAAAACTATCTTTCGGTTTTCCTTTAAACCAAGAAGGTAAACCCAAATGCATTCGACTATCTAATTTTTGTTTTTTTGCATTTGGTTCACTTCTATTATTATAATGTAAAAACACTTGTGCATTATTACCTCCTTGAAAAGGTTCTCTCCAATGCTCTAATTCACATCCTGAATAAATTAACATATCTCCAGGTTCTAAATCTACCTTGATTCCTTCTGCGTCGCTTGAAGATGTAATACCTTTTAGTCCACCTTCAATTTCGGGGAGCCCTATATTTTCATTTGGACTTAAATATATTGGCCAGGGATCTCCTCCTAAATTCATTGTCGTAGATACACTACATGCTTTTCTATCTTTATGTCTTTTTAAAATGTCTCCATTTTTATATATTCTAAAATAAGAATAGGTAGCCACTAAATTTAAACCTGTTTCTTTTTCCATTAATGGTTTTAAATTTTCTAATAAAGTTTCCATACCAATATCAGAATAATGAGAATAAGTATTAGGAACTTGCTCATCATTCCATACCCCAAAATATTCCGTGTAAGGAGATAAGAATTTTACATCAAACATAGTTCGAGCAACTTTTCTTTTTAAACACACATAGTCATATAAAAAACTAGCAACTTCTTTTGAAATCGCTCCACGTTTAATTGTATATTTTTTTTCTTTAAAAGACATTAATTGATCACCTTTATTTTTAAGTTTGATACACCCCCACAAGAAATCATTCCACTAGGATAGATATTTGCTGTAATAGTAACTCTAGGTTCTTGATCTGTGTTGGGTGTTGCATAATGCAAAGTTGAAGCTGGAAAAATTACATACTTACCGGGTTCAGTTGCTTCTTCATGCTTCAAGCATAGTCCTCCCTTATCAACATCTTCACTAGATATAGGTTGTAAATTAGATGTTTTAAAGTAAGGATTCTCTACATAAAAAACTGTTTTATCATTAGGAATCCCTGAAGCATAATAATTAGAACTTATAAAACAATTCGGATGATGGTGAGGATGGACAGATTGATTTGTTTTATTTAAATTAGCCCAAGAACTAGCAATTGTTAATTCATCACAAGTGAGTCTCATATCTTTTTTTACTTCGTCTAAACATTGAGCAAACCATAAAAAGAGGTCTTTAAACTGGGGTAACGAATGCAAGTTATCTCCTGTTCCATTTTCTTTCATTCCAGACCACATCATATTATTGGCATTTTCATAATATTCAAGATTTAGTAATTCTTCATATACCTTACTAATTTTATTTTTATCATAATAAAATTTATAAAAAGGAAAACCTAAAGCAGATATTTTTTCAAACATATGGTTTTCCTAAATTCCAAGCTACTAAACTATGGCGAATACCTTTAGTGACTGGTTTAACTCTATGCCACATAAATGAGGGAAAAACCACAATAGAGCCTTTGGATTTAATTTCTTTACATATTCTTTTCGTTGGTTCTGGTTCTTGTTTTAGATCAAATTCTAATTCTCCACCTTCATAATCAGAAGGATCACTCAATGATAAAATTATAGATAGTTTTCTAATTAAACCTTTTCTCCATGGAGGCTCTGAGTAAGGGTATTTCCATGCATCACAATGCCATCCATAATATTGATGAGGCCCATACTCAGTAAACTGACAACTTTCTGTTCTCTCCCAGGTAAAATTCCATTTGGCATTTTGATTTGCTATGTTAATAAAAGGAGTAATTTCCTTGTACACCCATAATTCATCCAAAAAAACTACACGGGAATCCCTAAGTTTTTTTAATTTTTTTTCGTCTTCTTCATTTAATTTTTCTTTATCTTGAAAATCTCCTGTTAAGGCTTGTTGTGAATTTTTACTTTTACCATATTTAATTATTTCGTCACAAACCCTAGAAGGGATAATAGAATCAAACCACCAATAATAATTTTCTAAATTCATTTCTTTCCAAAGTTATAAGCAAAAACAATTCTCTTAGAGTCTTGTGTTTTGTATGGAACACTATGCATCACATAACTTCTCCATATCACCAATTTACCACTCTTTGGTTTAAAGTAAACCTCTCGATGAGTAAAGTCGTTAGTAATTCCTTTAAATTTTGCATTATTATTTAATGGATTCATCATATCATCCACAGGATTATGGAAAACTAAATGAGTATCTTGTTCATAGCCCTCAAGGAAAAACAAAGCTGAAAAAATAAAACCTGGATGATTGTGTATAGGTTGATAACTTCCCACTTGATAATTGAATAACCAAGATTCTTTACAAAGATATTTATCCTTGTAATTATGTCCATTAATATATTTTTGAAGTTCACTATAAATCCAATTATTTAATTGTGAAAATTCTTCAATTAAATGAGGACTCTCATCACACCGGCCATGTGTTTCATATTTATATGTAGATATTATTTTTTTATAGGGGTCTTGTATTTCATCAATAAAAGGACATTCGCTATATCCTATTACTGTAGGGAAACATAAATTAATATTCATTCTTCAAACTTTCTGATTGAAACTACGGGAAACCAATTTGTTTCAATTTTATAGAAGAAAAAAACCTGGGTTAATCTTTCCGTATTCAATGGATGAAAATTTGCACCATGATATACTTTAGCGTCATAAATAACAGCCCTGTTATAAAGACCTATTACTTCTACAGTTTTTTCAAAATGTTTATTATTTTTATCTCTAGCTTCTTCAAACTCTTCTTCTGTAAAACTATCTTGATTATGTATTTTACAACTTTCATATTTTTCAAAACCAAATGTTTTAGCTTTATAGAAATTTGTTCCAGATATATTATTTTTATCTAGATAAATAATCGCTGCCATTAAACAGTCATCAGTATGAATCCAACCCTTATTCGATATTTTTTTAGACCCAGGAGTTTTTTGAAATAATGTATTACACACATGAGGTGTTTCATCTTTATAAAAAGTGCGTAATATTTTTTGGCTTGACCATTCAAAGTATCCTTTGTCTATTTCATGCAAAGATTTACTTCTCAATCCATACCAATGATCGCCTTTTTTTCTAGGGCTATACTCTAAAGAATTCGCAAAATTAACAATTCTATCAGGATCATCAAAAAAATTATCAATAACAGTTATTGGAAAGTGCATATAAAAATTATTCTTTCTTCATCTGGTTTGCAAAATTCCTGAGCATGATAATTGATTCCATCGAAAAAAACAACCTTATTTTTTTTAGGAACTATTGTGTGTTTAAGGGTATGTTCTTTTTGAATTTTATACCAATTACGTTCATAATCTATCTGGGGTTGTTTTTTTTCTTCGAAGGTTTCATTAAATATTAAAGTATTTCCAGAGGCATCATTTAAATAGAGTATCATAGTTGTATGTGGAAAATCGTGATCTACATGTAGATCAGCATGTTTAGCAGTATAATGAAAACTCATATTTATATTCATTCTAAGTAATTTATTTACTTTAATATTATGTGTTTCGCATAATTTATCAAAAATTTTTTTAAAATAATCATAATGTATGGATGTAATTCCTAGAGCAGGATCTAACAACGCGTGAGAATTGTATGGAAAATTATTTAATGTTGAAGGTCTATAAAACCAAGGAAAATTAAAATCTTTAACTAATTTTAGAATATTGTTTAGATTAGCTGATGATAAAGCGTTTTCTTTCTCAATAACCACTTACAGTTTGCCAGTAAGCACATATTTATAATGAGCGGACATGTTCCAAACACCGCCCTGATTCGCTGCCGATTCCGCTGATTCTTTAATTAATACTCTTCCAGATCCACCAGCTGCATTAGCGCCTCCCGGGGTTCCTCCCGCGCCTGCTCCGCCGCCAGTATTAGCCTGACCCGCTCCACCTGGAGCGTTTCCTCCGCCTCCAGATCCACCAGGTGCAGGTGGATTAAAATAAGCTCCTCCAGCTCCGCCACCAGCATAAGTTCCACCACCATTAGGTGCAGGAATTGTTGGTGTAACATCTGTGCCAGCGCCTCCGGCTCTTCCTGCTGGGCCAGACGCACCCGCGCCTCCAGCTCCTCCGCCTGCTCCAGCTTTTGCTGGGTTAGCTGACATTGGCCACTGTTGTGCTCCACCGGGATTTCCTTGAGGTGGACTAAATGAAGGTGTGTTTCCTGCAGAGTTTCCTCCGCCAGATCCTCCGGTACCACTAGTACCATTACTATGTCCACCAGGTCCACCGCCACCACCGTGAGTTATATAAATTGGACTAGGTGAGGGTCCTAAATATGTATTACCACCAGCTCCTGAACCAGCTGTTCCCCCACCTCCAATAGTAATAGAAATAGGAGATCCTGGATTTGATATATCGGTTCCAACTCTAAGGCCTCCTGCGCCTCCTCCTGATCCATATCCTACAGGACCTGAACCGCCACCTCCAGCTATACAAACAACTGTTAAATCAGTTGATCCGCCTTGAGGTGCAAAAGTTCCGTCAGCAGTAAAATTACCATAGGCTTCAGATACCGCGGCTGCGGGAATATGAGAAACTGATTGATACATACCATTGTATGCTAAAGTATTTCCGCCTTTCGCGCTTGTTAAATAATCTAGTGTTGTAACTGTAGTAGACATATTATGATCCTAAGTCCCATTGTTGTGTAGATGTATTCCATACATCTGGGGTTGATTGTCCTGAATCCTCTCTAAATTTAATCCATCGCTGATTCTCATCGTCCCATAGGTTTTCATTTGCAGCTTCAGGGGGATTATTAGCTAAAGGAGAAATCCAATCATTTGTTTCATTTAATACCCAAGTATCAAATGGTTTTTTATTAACAAATTCATCTCTAACAGGATCATAGGTTCCATCTATCATCGCATATTGTTTTCTAAAATTGCCGTTATATGAAGTTTGTTTCCAAGAAACAACTTCGTTATCTATAGTCCATTTTTGATTTTCATGGAAATTTTTACACCAAGTTTCGCCATCTGCATGCATATCATTATCTCCTAATGCACCGCTCGCAGTTTCTATATCATTAGAAACAACGGATACATGTTTAACGACGTTATTTTCATCTAGGTGAGCAAAATGAGCCATCAGCTTTTACCCTCCTACGCGTCGTTCAATACTTCGTAAGATATAAATAAGTCTAGATCAGACGTATCACTAGCTCCACCTTTTAAGATATCTGCTTCCATTAAATAGATTGGAGAGTCAACAACAACTAAAGTAGAATCAGCGGGTACAGCTACAGTTTTTGCTAAATAAACTGTCGAAGCACCAGTTGCTGTAATTCCTGTTGCACCATTTCCCATACCATCCACGTACAAGTTAAGGTCAGCCGAACTGGTTCCATCTACATTGGCGCAAGTAATTCTATTTATTTTTAGAACTACATCAGAACCTACTGTTAATAAAGTTGCAGTTAATGTATTAGATAAATTAAAACCTAAGTTACCAGCGTTAATTGTTGCTACATTTACTAGATTTGGATTTGCCATATTTTATTTCCTTTCCTTATTTTTAACCGAAAACCATCGCCATTGCAACAGCTTTTCCAACTGTTGATAAAGGTGATCCATTTGCTTGAACTGAGCCCGTTCCTTTAGGAACTAGGTTAATACTTATGTTAGAATCATCACCAGAAGCCGTAAAACTAGGGTTATTTCCAGTAGCTGCATTCGCATAAGTTACTTCATTAACCGCTGAACTTGTAGCTGTTAATATGAATAATTCATTTCCATTAGTATCCAAAATTGATGTACCAATTTTAGGAGAGGTTAAAGTTTTGTTTGTTAAAGTTTGTGTACCAGTAGTAGTAACAAATCCTAAATCAATAATGTTTGGATTACTTCCTGATCCTGTACCATAAACTATTTTAGAAGATGTATCACCACCTGTAAATGCAACACTAGATCCTGTACCACTCACATATTTAAATGTAACAGCTTGAGAACCTGTTGTAGAATTTTTAAGAACGTACATTTGTTGTACGTCAATTGGAATAGTTACGTTTCTTGCACCTGTAAGTGCACCTGTTAATTCAACTACTCTATGAGCAAGAGTTGCTCCAGTTGAACCATCAGAAACTGAAAGATCTGTATCTCCTGAGTCTGATACTGCTTGAGTAGTATAACCACCAGCAAATTGTTCAATAATTTCTAAGTTTGTATTGGTCTTTGTACCCCATGTACCAGCATTCTCACCGGTTGCCATTTTTTCAACACCTAAAGGTGTATATGTCGAAGCCATAATTTATCTCCTGCTTAATAGTTTATTTTTATTTTGTTTTATATGTAATGTCAATATCATATATTATGTTTATGGAGGTGTAACTTTAGACCAACTACCACCTTGTGTAGCTGTTTTTTTGCTCCAACTACCACCCTGTGTAGGAGTAACTTTTTTCCATGCTATTGGACCACCAATATTAGGCCCACCAATAGTTGCTGAAACACCTGTCAATCCTATACTCATTTCTGTTGGTGCAATAGAGCCTGTACTTGCTGTCGCTGAAAGTCCAGATAATCCTATAGCCATACCAGCTACAGTTACTGATCCTACAGATGCTGTGGCACCTACTCCAGTTACATTAATTAAATCTTCTGCCCCTACTGTTATAGTGCCCAAAGAAACAGTTGCGCTAACTCCGGTTAGTCCTACTACATCTGCTGGCGTAATAGCACCAACAGAAGACGTGCCTGCTTGTCCAGTTAATCCTACAAGCATATCTGCATTTTCATTTGGAGTTACAGAACCTACTGAAGAAGTTGCTCCTAATCCTGAGAGAGTTCCGGTAAAATCAATAACAAGATCAATAGAACCAACACTTGCAGTTGATGAAACTCCAGATAATCCCATTACATCTGCTGGTGTTAAAATAAAGTTTCCACCCCATGTAACACCTACATCTCCACTTGCATTAGAACTACCCCAATCTTGAGCACCCCATGAAGTATCCGGTAATGAAGCTGTTAGTTCGCTAGGTGCAGTTAATTCAACAATAGGTGTATCTCCCCACGTTTGATAACCCCATGTATTTCTTCCCCATCCGGTTTCAGTTATATTTGTATCACCCCAGTCTGCTTGATCCCAATTAGAACGTCCCCATCCATCAGTGTTAGCTTGTCCGCCCATTCCTGAATGGTTTGC